ATTGACTGGAACAATCTTCTCCATGTCCATATTTGATTTTGAAACATTGGCATATACCAGAGTTCCTGTCCCTCTTTTTCATTAGGGAACAGTACATGCCCCGTCAAAGGATTTGTAATCGTATTTGCTATACACACATATCCTGCACACCCCAAAAGTGAAAGCTGTATGTAACACATCATCCCGGTTATTCTGTCTATGTCCTGTGCAACAAAAACCACATGATTTTGAAAATTATGTTTACACTTTTTCATGGTATTTGCGGCAGCTATCAATGTTGCTCCTGCTCCACAAGCCGGATCACAAATGGATAAGTAGCCTTGCTTTTCTATATGGCTGTCAACATCCTCACAGGTTATCTCAGACATCATCTTGCACACACAGTAGGGTGTAAAAAACTGCCCTTTCCAGTGATTTCCAAGATTTAGCTGCATATACATTTCTCCAAGGAAATCCTGTTCCGGATTTCTTTCCAGGGCTTCAACAATGATTGCAAGCATTTTTGCAGGAATCTCTACAGAACCAAGTCTCTCTATGCATTGTGCATATTCTTTTTCTCTGCTCTCATAATGCTCCGGGCTTCTGTCTGCCACATTACTTATTGAGCACGCTATAGCTGTCATCAAATCCGCCCAAACCTGCCAAGAGCTTCGTGAATAGCAGAGTTTATGAAATTCATTTAAGAATTCTTTTTCAGTTCCCTGTATTGCTTCGCTCTGCTTCACCACCTAAAATCTTCCTCCTTATTTCTTCAAATTTGCGAGCCCTTTCTTCTCGCTGTTCCTCTGTGAGCGGTTTAGGTTCTGGTTCTTTCTCCTGTTCTATCCTTACAGGCTCTTTCTTCTCAATCGCCGGCACATACTGCTTTTGCAACAGCACTTTGTTTTTAGTGACGAAATCCGGAAGTGCATTTGTATTTTGTGCTTCAGCGGCTTTTTTCTCATAAGCCTCACGGAAGTTTGCCCTCTCTGCAGTTGGATTTTCGCTCTGGCACAGCCTGCTCCACCCAAGATTTTTAACTACAGCCAATGTGAGCTCATCCATGGTTGCAAATGCCTCCTGCGGATGATACCACCCATAATCGGACATTGCTTTCTGGACAACTCCCCATGCTTCGTCAAAACTCAGAATTGGTGTTTTACATCTTTCCATACATAGCTTTCTGATTTCAGCTATGTTGGGCGGATAAATATTGGTGCAAATATGCTCCATGACAGCATTTTCAGCAATCTCATACGGAATATCTTTAAGTGTCATATACCAAAAATCCATTGAGGCATTATCTTCGAGTATTTTTGAAGCTGGATATGCGGATTTAATTCCGATTGCCAATGTCGCAAATTGCTGTTTATTCATTCGCCCACTCCCTTGCTCCTTGTGCAAACTGCTCTACCTTTGAGCCGCCGGCTGTCTGATTGTAAGATTGCGTATAACCAGGTGTTCCACCTCTGTTCTGAACCTTTGAAATCCAAGCGTTGATAAATCGTTTCATTCCTCCTGCTGTTTTCCGTTTTCTCGGATTAGCATCACACCAGCCTTTCATTGCCCTTAGTTCCTGCATAATGTCAACAGCAGGATATAATTCTGCGAGTTCAAGAACATAACTCTGTGTAATCGGGTATTCTTCACCAGTATTCATCATGATACCTATTACTGATGGCTCCGCAGCTACTGTCTGCTCGGAGCATATATTTGTATTGGTTTCCGATTCGGATTTGGATTCGGATTGGATTGGATTACGGACACATTTGTTGTCTGATGTTTTTATCTGCTGTCCTTTGCTGTCAAATGTCAGCAATTCGCAATCCTCTGAAAATCCGGGATACTTACTCTTTTGATTACGAATTCTCTGATGATCCGCCCAAGTTACCAATTGTAGGTACGGTCTTCCCTGTGCTTCATACACTCTGACCAAGCCCACCGCCGACAACCTACCAAGCGCCTTATCTATATCTTTTTCCGTAATATCTTTCAGAGGAAAGCAGCTTCCCTTGATTATCTTTGCTCTTCCGTCGTATCTGCCGAAGTCGTCACAGGTTACAATCAATCTATAGAACAGAACCTCCTCAAACCAAGATAAAGAATCTATTTCTTCACTCCTGCAGATGCTCTCCTTGATTATCCTGTTTGGCATTCGATCATCCTCCTTTCGGACACCGGAGGTTTTCCCTCCGGCTCCTGTCTTAATAAATTACCTTGCTACCATTTTCCGTTTTGACTACATCCAAATTCTGTGGGAATCTGGCTTTCATAGTCGGATCGTGTGTGATAGCCATTATTTTGATATTGTTATATCTGCTCTGAATAGTTTCCAGTGCATCGCAATATGCCTGTATTCCATCCCCATCTAAGAAAGGCGGCTCATCAATAAAGAGCATTCCCAGCTGTATTCCTGCCGAAGACGATTTGATTTCTGCCAATGCAAGGATTACAGACAATGAAGACTTAACTTTCTCGCCTCCAGATTTTGAAAGGTATGGAAGTATCGACTTTCCGTATTCTTCAATGTAAATATCAAGCGATACCTTTTCTTTTCCATTTTTCTGTAATCTCTCTAATCGGAACTCCACTCCCATTTTTCCTCCGGTCATCTGCCCGAGAATTGTATTTGCTGTTGCTGTCAGCTGTGGAATGATGGAGCGAATAATCTGGTGTGGAACACCACTCTGGCTGAATGCAGCTTTCAAGGTGTCATAATCAGCTGTTTCCTTGGCATATTCCACCTGCTTATCCTGCAGAGCTGCAATGTCCTGTTTCAGCTTTGCAATCTGCTCTACTTTCTGCTGTAAGCCTCCAATCTGCATCTGTTTTTCCTTTACCATGCTATTTATGGCATTTACTTCTGTTTCAAGACCATTTACAATCGCCTGAGCATCTTCCATTCCTGCCATAGCAAGAATTTCTTTGTCTGCATCCGCCTGTCTCTCAGCGATTTCATTATCGATATTGATTATTTCTGCCGAAAGCTCCAAAATCCTGTTCAAAGCTGTTGCGTTTCTTTCCTCTGCAACCGGAATCATCTTTTCTTTTTCTACCCACGGATCAAGAGCCGTAATAGCACTAAGTACCTGCACATGTTCCTCAAACGCTTTTGCATATATATCCCGCTCTGCTTCCGCCTGCGTGCCCTTTAATTTGACCTCTGCAAGCCTGTTTTCCTCTTTGGATATGTCAGACTTCAAATGCTCGATTTTTGCCTTAATGAGGCTCAACTGGCTTTTTCTCTGACTGATTGCTTCAACCTGTGATACATACGGAAGCAATGACGCACATTCACTCTGGAGAACAGATAATGCAGTCAAATCAAATCCAATCGCTTCCATAGCAGCTTTCTTCTCTTCAATCTCTGCCGCAGTCTTCGCAACATCTGCACTTCTCCGAGCTTCAATATCTGCATACACGGCTTCCTGCATAGCTAGCTTTTCTTTAGCTTCAATGGCATCCTGTAAAAACTTGCAATGTGCGTTCTCGATATCAACACATCCGGATTCATTCAAAATTGCAACCTTCTTTTCAAGGACAAGCTTCCGCTCATCTGCCGCCTGCTTTTCTCCCGCAAAGCTTGATCTTGTCTCGCTGTCACGGAAAATCGCCGCAGAGTATTCCGTCTTTGCTTTCTGGTATGCGACCGCTTTCTCCTGCATGGCTTCCAGTTCAATCTTCTTCCGGCTGTATTCCTCTGCTTTCTGTCGGACCTCTCCGTCATTTGCAGAATCCAGTATCATGGCATTCATCATGTTACAGTTGTCCTGCAAGGCATTATTGAGTTTTGTAATGGCTTCCAGCTCCGTTTCCGCCTGTCTTGCATAATTCTCTGCTTCCTGCTTCTTCGATGTATAGAGCGCCGACTGTCCGGCAAGTTCCAGCTCACGTTTCAAAAGGTTGTTTCTTTCTGCAATCTTCTCCTCGATTTCAGCCTTTCCGGCAAGAATTGTTGCACTACTGTCTGCGATTGCCTGCTGTGTAGCTCTATTCTGCTCTGTAGCAATCTTCTTAGCTTGTAAGGTTGTGGCAGCTGCAAGAGCTTTCTTTCGCCTTTCTGCGGCTTCCTGCTGATTCGACAGGACAAGTTTCTTCTTGTCTCTCTCATTTACTTTTGCCTGCAATCTGGTTTCCTGCTCCGCCAATTCAGTCTTGCATTTTTCTAATTCCTCATCCGGCTTTCCAAACTCAGCGATTGTTACATTGTGAATAGTGATTTCCTGCTTCAATTCCCTGTTCTTTGCTCCATTCACCTTTGCCTTGTCCGAAGCAATTTTTTCCATTATCTGATATACCCCAAGTCCAAGGAGTGTGCCGAGCACCTCAACTCTTTCCTCCGGCTTTGCCTGCAAGAATAATCCGTACTGATCCTGCATAATCAGAGCACATGACTTGAATGTAAAACTGTCCATTCCAAGAATGTTCAAGATTTCCTGCTGGGTATCGTTGTATCTTTCCTTTGAGCAATCTTTCCATTCATTTTCTACAAATTGTGAAATGTTCAATGTTCCCTTTCCGGAACGGGCTCTAGTTCGTGTAACACGATACTTTTTCTCTCCGATGCGGAATGTAAACATAATAGAACCGGAACGAACGCTTTCATCATTTCTCAGCCATGGAGCCTTTCCGGTATCATCCTTAATCACTCCCTCTCTCGGTTCTTCATAAAGACAATCGATGATGGCATCCATAAACAAGCTGCTCTTTCCCGCTCCATTCTGACCGTTGATTGTGCAGAAAGTGATATCCTCGAAATTAAATGTTTCCTCTTCGTAGTTACGATAATTCTTAACAGCAATTTCTACAGGTTCAAATGTTCCGCTATTTGCTGTCGCTGTCATGCTTGCCTCAGCTTCAGCAATAATCGGTCTTGCCTTTAATACAAGTTCCTGTATTCTTTCCTGTGGTACCTGCTTTTCCTCAAGATACTTAATAAGGTTTGCTTCTGGATCCGTGGCATTTTCAAGCTGTGTTCTGTTGGCGAATTCATCTATCTTGTCTGGAAGGATTTCCCATACCATAAATGCTCCGTCTTCCAGAAGCTCTCTTTCCAAAGTTGCCTTGTTCAGAGCCTTGCTGTTTTCTGCGGTGCAGCTATAATGAACACGGACAATCTTTCCATCGATCTGCCCTCTCCACTTCTCAGTAGCAACAAAATCCATAGCCTGCATATTTATCTGTGTCACATCATCATCATTGAGTTCAATGGTCGCAAACTCTCTGATAGGTGTTTCATGGAAAATACTCTGCCATGTTCCCAGCTCGTGCCAGTTGTGAATCCAAAAGCCCCTCTGCTGTCCCTCATCATTAAAGTTCATGGCATTTATCGCACCGGAATAATACCAGTCTCTGTGCATTATCTTCTGTGGTCTGTGAATATGTCCTAAAGCAACCAGATTGTAATTGGCCGCCAATAAAGCCTCCTGCGGAATGATTGGCTCAAACTGTGTGAGCATCATTGTCTGTCCGCTCTCGGTATTGCATCCTGGTACTGTGTAATGTGCCATCAGAATACTTTTCTTTTCTGGAGAGCATTGTGCTTTCAGTCCTGTTACAATATTTGATAATTCATTGGTAAACACCACATTTTCTTCATCACTTGACAATCCCGGATGATTAGCTCTGAACACTCCCCTGTCAAATCCCGGGAGCACCGCAATATCAACATCATCAAATGAAATTACCTGCGGGGTAATCACCACATGAACATTCGGAACATCTGCAAACATTTCAGAGAGGACGTTGAACTGTCCTGATCCATCATGGTTTGGAGTACCTCTCATAACAACAACCTGCTTTGATACTGCCGCAAGTTCTCTGATATAATGAATGGCAGTAATAATTTCCTCACAACACCTGTCGGACCACAGGCGACCAACATGGAATATGT